GCCTGCCATGACAAGATGGCATTTTGAAAAATGCAAATTAAAAGGACAAAATGCATCGTAAAGGGAGAAAAACCAGCGAATTTGTTGTAACTATTGTTACAGGTGTTTTATCTGCCGGTATTGGTCTTGGTCTTATTGATCCAAATATTCTTGATATTTCTGCAAAAGTTATTTCAGACGCAAGGGAGGCTTCAACAGTAATGGATGGTTCAAGTCTTCAAGCGATTCTTGATACCATCTATAAGATGTTTGCTTTGGGTGTCGGTGGATATACTGTTGGGGCTTATTCAAAGTCAAGAGGGGTTGCCAAAAGCAACACAAACATAAAAGAGGATTCTGATGAGGAAGACGGGTAAAGTTGCTTTATTTGCATTTTTTTCGTATATATCCATATTCACGTCTATTGCACTAAGCGCAAATTTTTCTGCAAAATGGGATTTTCCTAAAGAATATGAAGGAATTATTCATGGGTATAAAATTTATCATAATGGAAAAAATATAGCAACTATTGCTGATCCTTCAAAAAGAACCAGCAAATTTGAAGCAGAACTTGATGAATTCAACAAAAACGAATTTTATATGCGGACATACAAGACACACGGAGAAATAAAAGGAGAAAAGTTCACTGAATTTTCAGCACCAAGTGAAATCAAAGAATTAGAACAATTACCACCAGTTACTAACTTTTATTTCTACAGGCTAAACGAATAAATGGAAAAACCATCAAAAGATTATGCAGACATAGACATATCTCCGATTCCTTTCTTAATAAAGGAACGGGGAATTTTTGGTTTCTTTAAATGGAGAATTTCACAAAGACATTGGGTTCTTAATGAAGACTTTATTTTCTGGTGCGAAACATCAAAATTATGGATAAAAATTCCTAAAGGATTTGTTTCTGATGCTGCTTCTATTCCAAAAATTCTCCATTTCGTTATAAACCCTATTGACGCAATTCTTTTTGGTTCTCTTGTTCACGACTTCATTTATAGATTTGATGCATTAATTGTCTGTGATGATGAAAATTTTGGTGATTGGACAATCGTAGAAAATATTTCACGGGATTACGCAGACAAATTATTAAGAGAAATTTCAATACAATATGACAAAATTCCATGGGCGGCCGAGATTTGTTATTGGACAATCATCCCATTCGGATATTTTGCTTGGGAACGTGCAAGAGGCAGAAATTATAAATTAACCTCAGTGAATCCTGATCCTCATGATGTTTATTTAAACAAAGGAATATCGGTTAGGATATGAGTATACCAACAACAAAAACAGAATTTGCAGAATATTGTTTACGAAAACTTGGAAAACCAGTCATTGAAATAAACGTTGACGCAACACAAATTGATGATAGAATAGACGAGGCAGTTCAACTTTTTCAAATGTTTCATATGGACGCTGTTGAACGGGTTTTTCTTGGACATGTTGTGACAGAAGATGATGTTGCAAACGGATACTTGACTCTTGACGCTCCTGTTATCTCTGTTACAAAAATTGTTTTTTCTGGTTCTGGGTTTGGCTCTGCTAACTTTGCAACAAACATATGGCAATTTCAGTATGATGCTTTTTATGAAATGGGATTCACTTCAACTGGTGGAGCTTCAACCTCAATGTCTGATTATATTATGAGAATGAGCCATCTTAAAATGGTTGAAGGAATTATTGCGAGTTATCCAACAGTTCATCATTCAATGCACGGGAACAAGATTTATATTGACGATGATTGGTCAAAACTTCCCGTTGGATCTTCAGTAGTTTATGAAGCATATATTGCCCTTGATCCATCTGTATATACTTCAATATGGAGCGATATATGGCTTACTTCGTACACAGTCGCATTAATAGGACGACAATGGGGCGAAAATTTAAGCAAATTCCAAGAAGTACAATTGCCCGGAGGAATTACGTTAAACGGTGATGCCATTTATGAAAAGTTTGATGCAAGACTAAAAGAACTAATGGAAGATTTAGACACAAGATGGTCATATCCTCCTGACTTTTTTGTAGGATGAAAATATGACAATATCACCACATTTCTTTCATATTTCATCTTCCGCTGAACAGAAATTGATGCAAGACCTCACAAGAGAAACCATTCAATTAAAAGGGCTTGATCTGAAATACATTCCAAGGGATTCAAGCGATGCTGATTTTCTTTTTGGTGAAGACATTCAAAGCACTTTTTCGTCGGCAGTTGTTCTTGAAATGTATTGTGAAGAACAAACAGGATTCGGCGGAGAAGGCGATTTCTTGTCTAACTTCGGACTTGATATCAGGGATGAAGCAAAATTCATAATTGACAAAGTGAGATTCACAGAAGAGGTAACTGATGTTTATCCGACAATAAAGCGGCCAAGAGAAGGCGACTTAATTTTTTATGATCTTACAAATTCTCTCTTTGAAATCACTTTCGTTGAAAACGAACGTCCTTTTTATCAAAGAGGTATTCAAACTGTTTGGGATTGCAGCGCAAAGAAAGTTGAGTACAACCACGATATCCTTTCTTCTGGTGATATAAAAGTTGACGCTCTTGAGGATAAAATTGATACACTTGATGATGGAAACGATATTCAGACTGAAGGAGACGAATTTATTGATTTTTCTGAATCCGATCCTTTTAGCGATAATGATTACTAATAAGGATATAAGATGGCACTAACTTCTTTTTATTACAACAAATCACTCAGAAGAATCGTCGTTCTTTTTGGTACTCTTTTTAATGGATACACAATCCAAAAAGCAAGCGGGTCATTCATTGAAGTTCCACTGTCTTATTCTTCAAAGAAAAAGTGGTACGTTCAACTTAAACAGAATTTAGACAAGACTAATCTTGAAGCAATCATTTTTCCAAGAATGGGGTTCCTGCTTACCAGTATTGGAATTGATTATGAAAGAAAAACGTCAAGTCTGAATTATTTTGCTTCAAAACATGTTGATCCTAATCAGTTAAATAAAATTCATGTTCCAACGCCAGTCACGTTGACTTTTTCTCTTTTCATTGCGTCAAAAACAATGGATGAAGGTCTTCAACTTATTGAGCAAATTGTTCCTTATTTTGATCCAACTTTCGTGGTTGAGATTGATGAATTAGATTCTTTTGAAACTCCAAGAGATATTCCGGTAACTTTAAATTCCGTTTCTTTTGATAATGATTTTGTAGGAGCCTTTGACGGAAACGATTTATACACATGGGACTTGCAATTTACAGTGGAAACTTATCTTTATAAAAACATTACTCCTTCAAAGATTATCAAGAAAGTTGTCGTATATACCCATATTGATGCGGCAGACGGAGTAGAAGAAAATTATAAAGAAAAATACACAGCAGAAGTTGATCCATTCACGGCGGTCATTGATGACGAATGGGCTGTCTTGGAATCTTGGGGATTAGTTGACAAAGACGAAGAGGCTTTTCCTGAGCCTCAAGAATAAAGCGGAAGCGGAAGATTTGTCTTCCGCTTCCTTTTTGTTTGTTAAAGATACGCTTCAAAAATGATGCGTCCAGTATCGGGATTGATTGCCACAATCCCAGAAGGAATACCATAAATTTTCATTCCTTCATGAGTTGCAAGATAACGCGCCTCAGACTTATCCGCGATATATCCAGCTTCAAACAAAATACTTTCATAGAAGTCCATCATTTTCTCCTTTCAGAATGAGAGATACAGACCAGTTTCATTTTCAAAAACCGGCTTCAACTGGTCCCAAAACAGACCGTCAATTTCACTGATCTTTTTGAGTTCCATTTTCTTCGGCATGAGCTTGTAAAGAGTCATGGTATAAGTATCAGACGGGTCAAGAGTGATTTTCACGCAGTTCATTTTCCGCGAACCGTTGAACTCAATCGAAACGCCGTCTTCACTCACAACAAAAGTTTTTACTCCTACCATAGCGCGAATCTTACCAGCGCCGCCCATCTGTTCAATGATAGTCTTTGCAATCGTCGGATCAGTCATTTTTGTTACCTCATGATTTTTGTTTGTCTTAACGCCTCACTTAACCTTCACTTTCTTTATAACATACTCTGAATTATTCGCAAAGGTTTTTCGTGCCTTTATGAAAAATAATTTCCTTTGCAACCAATTCAACCGGAACGTAAAAATAAATTTCATCGTGGTCTAACGATTCGTATGCCCACAAATATTTAGGTCGGCGTCCTTTCGGAAAACCAATTTCAACGTGACTGTACGGACCTTGATTTCCTCTTGGATGGCAGCAATGAATGATGCTTGCTTGTACAGACATACTAAATCCGTCATTGCAAACAATACGAGGAGCTAATCCGGCTTTATGAAAAGCGAGGTAAGAATTCAATAACAGAACGATTTTATTAATTTCATCCATAATATTACTCCGTAATCAGTTTTATTTTTTCGTCAATTCAATAATTTTGTCAGCGATTTCTTTCATGGAACCAGTCATTGCGTCAATTGAATGAACCTCTTCCCCTTTGAACTTGACACATATGGTATCTTTGTGATTCCAAATATGATGATATTCAATTGAAAAATCTGGATATTTTGGGCTCTTCCAAATTTCAGTGAAATAATCATTAGGAAATTCAACATTCACGGAATTTTTTTCATAATCAGTGAAAGATTCAAAAATGCTCTGGTCATTATCAGACATGTTTCTCTCCCAAAAGTTTAATCTTACAAAGAATCTTGTCTATTATATTACTTTCAAAAATTTTTCTGTCAACGAAAAAGAAGATGCACCCTCCGATAAAATTTGCGATAACGGTTTGCCAAAATCCATCTCCAAGTGAATAGATGACGAACCATAACAGCGGAGTAGAAAGTTGCCAACGGAACAAATAAATCAAAAACCTTGGTGAGAGTTTAGCCGACTTTAACAATGTTAGAATCTCCTTAAAATGATAGGCAAGCCTAAAACGCGGAACATTTTAATTTATTGGTGCTGAAAACGTCTTAAATTCACCTGTATTGAAATATTGCTTCAATGCATAGTCTGACATAAGTGAATGGTTAAATCTTGCTTAGAATCAATCCTGCTTATTCCTAGATGATATAATTATATATTCCTCATAAACTCCTTTCAATCTCCTATAAACCTCTTCAATGAAGTATAAAATAAAGACCAATCGGAGCGCAGCGGAGATTGTGTCTTATTCGGCGACAGCCGAATTATAATACAACCCGTTGAACGAGATTTATGCTTTTCTGCAATGAAGTCTTCAAT